ACGTACATCGCGATGAAGCATCGCGACAGGAAGGATCTTCTGTCCGCGATCTTCCCGCTGGTCGTCGATAACGGGAAGATGCTTCGGAACGTCATCGCCTTCGTCAGGAGCGGAACGTTCGACGACAAGCGGACCTTCCCACAGCCTCTAAGGAAGTCGCTGGCCCATTGGTTTGATCGGAACGTGGACCAGATCTTCCGGTCGACGGTCGGTAACGATCCATCGATGAGGGACATTCTGCGGATGCTCCACGTCCGTCCGAAGACGCCTCTGCACGAGGCGCTGTTTGCCTACATCGTTGGAAAGCCTCCGAAGGGGCCGCTTCCGGAGCTTGTCCAGAAGTTCGAGGCGTTCAAGAAGGACCCGGCCAACGCCGAAGTTCCGAAGGTCGACTTCAGGATGCTGACCGGTGTCGAGATCCCGGAGGCTGTCTGGACTCAGATCGCTCGGGATGCAAAGTGGATGATGACGCGCATGAATCTCAATACGTTCCAGAGGCATGGCGTCTTCAACGACGCGAAGATGGTCAAGCTGATCGCGGCTCGGCTGAAGGACGCCGAGCAGATCAAGCAGGCCATGGCGTTCCCGTACCAGCTTCTGGCGGCATATCGGGCCGTTGAGTCTTCTGGTGATATGCCGAGGGAGATCGTCGACGCTCTCCATGACGCAATGGAGATCGCGACTGACAACGTTCCCGAGATCGAGGGAACGGTCGTCGTCTGCCCAGACGTCTCGGGATCGATGGGAGGGTCGGCGATCACAGGAAACCGTGGTTCGGCAACGTCGTCTGTTCGCTGCGTTGACGTGGCCGCGCTGGTCACGGCGTCGATTCTCAGGAAGAATCGGTCGGCTCGTGTTCTTCCGTTCGAGGTATCGGTGAAGAAGATCAAGCTTGAGCCGCGAGACTCGGTCATGACCAACTCCAACAAGCTGGCGAGGATTGGTGGAGGCGGAACCAACTGTTCGGCTCCGCTGTCGCTCCTGAACTCGGAGAAGGCGAAGGTCGATGCTGTGATCTTCGTGTCCGACTACGAGTCGTGGGCTGATCGACAGAATAACGGATACGGCGTCTGGGGTCCGGCTCGTGGGACCGGAATGATGGAGGAGTGGAAGGTTCTGAAGGGCAGGAACCCGAATGCAAAGATGGTCTGCATCGACCTGACTCCAAGGGCCGATGCGCAGGCCGTTCCAAGCAGGGATATCCTGCAGGTAGGAGGATTCTCGGATCAGGTATTCTCTGTTGTAGCGAATTTCCTCCGGTCGCCAGATGCGGATGCGTGGGTCAAGGAAATCGAGTCAATCGATCTCAAGACCTCCGAGAAGTCCGAACCGACGAAGTCTGATCATTCGGATTCTTCGGACGAGGAGAGTGACGAGAAGTAACAAAGGGATTGGGCAACGGATGCTGATGGGACTACATCATTATTGGTTCGAGTCCAATCGCCCGCTCCACGGGGGTAGCGGTTTCGGCCGCTACCCTCTCTATGCGGGCGTAGCCCAAGGGTAGGGCAACCGGTCGCAAGACCGGATCGAAGTCTCGTCGATCTTGACGTTGTCCATGTCTTTGCCGTATACTCAGCGTGTCGTACGGGCTCTTTGAAAATTGGAGAGGAGGTGAAGAAGCGATGCCAAAGCATCCGCAGGTTGGAGATGCGATCGTGTACCACGACGAAAACGGTAAGGCGCACAATGCAATCGTGACCTGCTATTGGGGAGAGCCGACGCTCCCTGACGGCAAGGAAAACGAAACCATTGGTTGCCTGAATCTCGTGATCGTCAGCGGCGACGAGTCTCGCCACGATCAGTACGGAAGACAGATCGAAAGACTGACTTCCATCGCGCACAAGTCGACGATGCACGTGCACGGTAACTACTGGCGGTGGTCTGACGAGGAACCGAACGGATACATGCCGCCATCTTCCGTCTAAGTGTAGCGGAATGGGGACCGAGCAGGAACCTGCGCCGTACACACTGCGGAGATTTCAAGCGTAACAGAGAGGCGCGCGTGAGACAGATGCTGATGGGACTACATCTCTTGCAAAGATACCCGGTCTCATCGATTCTTGCTGTCCCACGCACGCTTCTCTGATCAGAGAGGCGTAAGGATGACAGATGTCAGCGGGATTACATCCTATAACATGCTATCTCGCAATCCCTTGCTGTCATCCTTACGCTTCTCTATCGTATTCGTCCTCAATCCCACCTGTTTTACTCTCCAATATTCATCCTACTATCCGTTGACATCCAAGCTCGTGCAGCTATCCTTTCCAAGGAAGTAGCTCCGTTTACTGCGAAACTGTGTGATCGACTCTGCCGGATAGAGATCCGGAGTATGAATGAGCTTTGCCCTCCAAAATCTGTCCCTAAAGCGTCGAGCTACTGTTGAGGCTCCAAAAGACACAAAGATCCGCGAAGCCTGTCAAACGTGTAAATACGATTCTATATGTGGAGGATTCTGGGTCTGGGACGACAGCCGGTGGTGCGACGATAACTGTTCCGATTGTCCCGCTAACTGCTGCCACAATCCAATGTGGCGAAGCGATGCCGAAAGGCTTGGAGGATTGGCCTTCGATGACATTCACTGGAAACCGTGGGGCATAGATTGGCCGGATATGATCTGGGTTGTTGGGGGACGGGTTGGATTTCTTCCTGAGCCCGTTTACATCATTCCGGTAGACTCGCTCCTTGACCGATACACGCTGAACTGGGCAAAGACTACCGATCTTCGAAAGCGGTTTTCGATTCCAGCCGAGAGCAAGATTGGTGTGTCCTTCTGCTTTCAGGATTGGCTTCTCGACAGATTCCGAGACCACGAGGACATCGTTGCCGATGCGCTTGAACGATTCAAAGTCGACTTTGCTCTTCCAATAAACTACTCTGTATACAGGAACTTTCCAAGGCTCGATCAGCTTATTGCGATGAAGAGACGAATGAGATCGCTCAAGCTTTTTCAGGATCGTGGAATTAACGTAGTTCCAGACATAGGAGCTATTCGGCCGATAGACGTTGACAGGTGGGGAGATTGGGTATTGCGCGAAGGCTGTTCGGCAGTATTCATGACGGTTCAGACTCTCAGGGGAAGAAAAAAGAATCCGCTCTACGAGATAAAGTTCGATATGTTACTGCAATTAAGAGAGCGTCTAGGAAAAGACGTTCGATTTCTGGTTCAGGGGGTAAGTGCCCGTAGGATGCCGTATTTCAGAGCACAGCTTGGAAAGGCATCGTTTATAAATCACGCGGCATGGGTTAGAGCAGAATTTAAGCTGGATTTTACTGGCGGGCCACGGGGAACGCGGGACGCAGGAAGGTCTGTACAAGACACTTTTAGCTTGAACGTTTCGCAGCTTAAAGCTATCTTGTACGAGGCACAATCAAGCGCTATTTCTTCAACCGAAGGAGCCTGACATGGGTAATGACGGCGGCAAGGTTGGTTCCAACGTCGGAATGTCTCAACGACAGATAGCAAAGGGTGGCGAAAAAACGTACAAGCCCGGTAAGCTGCACAAGCACAAGACAGTTGTGTCGGGAAGAGGCCCGGCAGAGGGAGTGAGCGTTACTGGCCATACGCTGAATGTAGGTCGGCGAACTGGGCAGGCAGCCGAGGTAGGCGTTCCCCAGAAAGGCGTGCAACGCGCAAATGTGATGAACCAGATTCAGTCCCACTTAACCAGTAACGTTGGCGTCAAGGCAAACGGAATGGCCGGACGAGGAAGAAACAAGGTCGGGTTCAGGACTGATAGGACAAGTACGCGAAATCCGAGCGGAGTTGTTACGGGACGCGTTGTAGCTGTTGCCCGAACAAAGAGCGCCGCACTGAGAGCCGCAAAAAGAGGCATTGGATCGGGAAAGAACGGGCTTTCTCGGATCGGTGGAAAACAGCTCAAGAATGGCGTGTCCTACGCGAAAGTTCGTGGAGGATGGCGAGCTAGCGTAAAGGTCTCTGTTCGAGGAAGCAAAGCTCTGCCACACGGAAACTCGGGACGGCGCGGAAAGGCGACAGGCGTAAAGTCAACTCGTCCAGCTCGGTCCCGTGGAGGGCAGGGAGCGCGAAAGACACCGGCAAGAAAGGCGTCTACAAAGAAGGTGTCCACAAAGAAGGTGTCCGCAAAGAAGACGTCGGTTAAGACGGCTAAGCCAAAGGCTCAAGCTGCGGCTAAGCGGCGCAAGTAACGGTCTCAATGAGAACCTGAAACGGGGGACACTGTGGCAAAGACGCTGAGGTCAGAAGACATCAAGATGATTGCCGTAGACAAGCTTGAGCCAAACGACTGGAATCCGCAGACGATGACGGACGCCAAGTTCAACGAGCTTGTCGAGGAGATCCGTGAGGATGGATTTGACGATTCCATTCACGTCGTACCGCATCCTGATCCGACAAAGGTTGGAATATATCGGATCATTAACGGAGAGCACCGCTGGCAGGCTGCTCGTGTTCTCGGTATCAGCGAGATCCCGTGCGTAGTCAAGGACAAGTGGGTAGACGAGAAGACTCAACAGATCAAGACGGTAAGGCGAAACCTTCTGCGGGGCGACCTTGACCGGGCGCGGTTCAGCAAGCTCGTTCGTCAGCTGAATGATGTTGGAATTGCGCTGAAGGATCTTCCAGCAAAGCTGGGCTTTGAGAACGATGCTGAGTTCAGGGACAAGTTCATCGCTCAGGAGCGTGACAAGGAAGAGCAGAAGGTACAGGCCGCGACCAGGACGGCAAAGGACGACGAGAAACGCGAAAGCGCGGTTGTCGGAAACCTGTCGTTCATCCTAAACGAAATATTCTCGCAGTACGGCGATACGGTACAACAGGGATTCATCTTCTTCTGCCACAGGAATAAGTTCCACCTTCTCGTTCAGATGGATGACAAGATTCAAAAGCTCATTGAGGCTGCAGTAAAGTATCTGCGCGAGAGCGGAAAGAACATCAATCCGTTCCTCCGGAAAGCGCTTGATCTTGAATTTGATGAGATCGAGAAAACCGATGGAGCAGACCCGAGGAAGATCAGACAGATCAAGAACTCTCCGGGAAGTGACGAAGCCGAAGACGAGCTTGACGCTGACGATGTCGATGAGAGCACCGACGACGCAGACGACGAGGATGGCTCCGAAGAGGTAGAGACCGTCGCCAGTGACGATAAGGACACACTATAATGGCTGGGCGCTCGACAGGAGTCGACCTCCAAGGCGAGCCATTCGTCGGTCGCGACGGACTTGACCGTCGTCGAGCGCTCGTTCTCGATCTTCATCTAAGAGGAATGCAGCAGCACGCAATCGCGGCAATTCTGAAGGTCCATCGCAACACCGTCACGAACGATCTCAAGGCAGTTAGACGTCGGCAGGCAGAAGCGGTAAAGCGGCTTGATTCTGACGAAGAGGCTGGAGCAACTCTCGATTACTATAAGAAGCTACGCGACGATGCCTATGGGCAGTATCTTGAGACACAGAGTGCTGGGGCAAAGCTTGGATTCCTGCAAGCGGCACTACGAGCACAGGAGATGTACGCGAAGCTGCTGATGGACATCGGTGCCATTGACAAGACTCCCGCCAAGGTCTCTACGACTCATGAGGGTTCGATCGCGGTCGATCACCGTGTTTCGAACGCGAGTACTGATGACCTCCTGTCTCGTAGGAAAGCCTTGATCGGAGAGTTTGGTCTTGACCGAGGCACGAAAGATAACTGATGCCGCGAGCAAAGAGTGGCACGTCTGCTGGTGACCCCCAGCTGACGAAGAGACAGCAACGAATACTTGAAAATAAGCTCAAGGAACTCGAATCGATCGAGATTGAGCTTCAACGCCGCGAAAACATGAAGAATCCGATGTTCTACGGACTTCCGGATCTTCTGTTTCCGATCGGGTTCAAGCAGGGAAAGTTGAATCGGATTGGCGAGGTCGATCGCGAGCCATTGCCGTCTCCCGAGACCAACGAAGAATACGAGCGTCGGCAGGAGCTTGCGATAAAGTACTTTGTCGAGACTGAGCTTCACTTCCTTAAGGAAGGCCGAAGAATAGACGTAAAATTCATCGACACACAGATAAAGTTCATTGCTGATCTTCTCTACGGAAGAGTCTCACAGGCAATCCTGTGGAAGTCACGAGGTGGCGGTGGATCGCTTTGTGCCGCGATCCTGATCTGGCTTTCGCTACTCTACAAGCACATGTCCTTTGTCGACCTCGGCGGATCTATGGAGCAGTCGAGAGTCGTGTATGAATATGTGTCGGAGTTCTGGAACTGCTTCCCCGATCTAAAGACGGGTCTTCTTGAGAAGGACCCGTTGCTGTCGATGACGAAGCTTGTTACCGGAGTTCAACTTCGGTGCATCCCTGCTTCCGAACGCATGGCCCGAGGAAAGCACTTACCCGGTCTCGTGGCGGACGAGGCCTGCCAAGACGACGTACATGCCGACACGACATTTACCGCAGCAATGAACATCACGATGTCTGAGCCGACTCATACGATCGTGCTGCTGTCGACGTTCCACATCCCGGTCGGGTTGTTCCAGCAGGTATGGGACAACGCCGACGTAAAGGGATTTACCCGATATAAGTGGGACGTGTTTGACGTCATGCAAAAATGCGAAGTTGGGCTTGAGTCGGCGACACCAGAAGATCCCGATGCGGATGCGTTCTGTAAAGAGCAGTGTCCTCTTACTATCAAAGAGACCGTGGTTGACGAGGATAACAATACCGTCGGCCACAGATACATTGGATGTAACGGAAAAGCCCGGAGATCGTGCGGGTTCCTTCCAAGAGAGAACGTCATCAACGCGTTGGTCATGAACGAAGGATCAGAAGTATTCTGGGTCGAGTACGCCTGTTTACGCCCGAGATTCAGCGGCCCAATTTACGGCCTTGAGGCAATAGAGAATACGATTATATCCGAGCTTAAGATAGACGACACCGATCGAACGATTGTCGGAATCGACTGGGGAGTCACTGAGGGAGTCCTCGTTCTCGGAAAGGACTCGCCTGTCTATGGCCCACAGATCATAGCCACCAAGTATCTTTCGGTTAAGCTCACGTCGGAGTACATCAAGACTCTTGATGAGTGGAAAGCAGAGTACGGCGAACTCGACATCTACGCCGACGCCGCCGGTCAGTTCAATATCGGAGACCTCGAAGAGGCTGGGTATCTAGTTACCCCCGTAGATTTCGGCTCCATGAAGGATTACGGAATCGCGAACCTCACAAAACTTTTCATGTACGGGAAGATTCAAATTCTTGATGATAACACAAGACTCATCGAACAGTTGAAGTCGTACAGGCGTGACCCGAAGACAGGGAAGCCCTTGAAGATAGACGACCACGGTCCAGACGCTCTTTTGTGCGCCACAATTGAGATAGATTTCCTTGAGCGTTGGAGCGAACTAATGCTTGCACGATCTAGGGGGCTTGCTAATCGAGTTCCGGTCGACAATAATGTCGCAAATACGGATACGAGTGAGGTAGAAGTTGAAGAAAAAGCCATTGACAGGGATAATGGCGTGATGCTATTCTGATTGGAGTATGACATCGCCGTTTACTACATTCCAGACCTCCGAAAGGGGCAGCCGCGATGGAGCCGAAGAATGTTTTCAAGTCAGTGTTCGTCAGTCGGGCTGTCCAAGGCCAGCTTGGTATTGTGCTAAAGAATATCAAGCCTGCTGACGCGGCCCCGATCGCGGCCCCGGTAGCAGCGCCAGCGGCTGCTCCTGCGGCAGCCCCAGTTGTTCAGGCGGCTGCTCCTGTAGTTCCGGAAAAGACAGAAAAGTCCGCTGATGCTGCAACTGTTCCCGTAGTTGCGGCCGTTGTTGAGAAGGCCGTTGCTGCTCCTGCTGCCGCACCCGCGATCCCTGCTGTCGTGAAGCCGGAAGAGAAGCCTGCCAAGTAGAAGAGTCGTACCGTCCAATCGATTGGACGAAACGTGCCAATAGCAAGTTGCCAAGACGGCGGCAAGCCGGGGTATAGGTGGGGCGGTTCCGGTAAGTGCTACACCTACATCACTGGTGACGAGGCATCTCGAAGTCGGGCATACGCGCAGGCTCAATCTCAAGAGCGCGCTGCTCGGGCGAACGGATATCGCGGCAAGGAGACTTGCATGGACTGCCAGGAAACTCGACTTGCCGTTGGATTCAGCGAATACCCGAAGAAGTGCTGCTTCGACGTGCTTATTCCGTGGACTGTCTACGGAGAAGGCCAAAAGCTCAAATGTGTAAATTGCGGAGATATGCTAGCGAGCACCCGAATCGAGAAGGACTCTGTAATCGCAGAGGAATATCGATCCGTATGTGCTCTCGTTCTTCGTAAGGTCGTGTTCGCAACGCGCGACTCGGTAGACGCGTGGCTATCGAACAATTGGGTTGCTCGCATGTGGAACGTCGATACTGGCAAGAAAGAGCGAGTCGACGTTGTCCGCGAGATCGAGACTGGATGGGTTGTTGTCGTTCGACCTTACACGTGGTTCGCAAAGGGGACGTTAAAGGCGCAGTTATCAAGCATCGGCATCATCACTGTTACTGGCAATCGTCGTGAGGATGTCGACAACAGGATTCCTACAGACGAAGAACTTCAGTCTACAGCACAGTTCGTGGAAAGGATCTAGTCATGGCAAAGAAGTTGGGCGGATTCGCGCTGAATGGCGAAGGACTTGGTAGTGGGGCTATGCGAGGAAACGTTGCGTTCGGTGGTCGAGCGGGACCGGACGACGGCAAGATGCACACTGAATTCTCTTCTGGCCGACTGGCCGGGAAGAATTCTGACACGACCCCTCGGCTCGATCAGGCTCCAGCGAGGACGGTCGCAAGTCGCCGAGGAGTTTCTGGAACCGGGCTTCCGCTTGGCAAGCAGGAGTCGGGAAGCGGTGTCACCGACATGGCCCTCAAGTCGGCGAGCAGGGGAGCCAAGAGCGGTGAGCTTCCTCTCGGAAAGCCTGACCTCAAGCAGGGTCCGGCGAAGTCACTGAAGTACGAGAAGTAAGAGACTTCATGCGGCAGCAGTACAAGATCGTTAAGCTGACGCCATGCCCCGAGGTCGAACGAAAGCTCGACGATCTCGGGGCCGGTGGTTGGAGGCTGATCGGGATAACCGACGGCATGGCAGTTCTCGGACGCCAAGCTAGCGGAAATGACCAAGACCTCCCGAAGGATGATCCGGGACGATGCGATATAGAGAAGACCAGTGAGTGACTTTTCGATCACCAAGGAGCAGGCAGAGAAGGTAATAACGGAGGAGATACCCGTTATTGCCGAGCTTATTGGAGACGAGACTGACAAGGTCGATCTTACTATCGACGACATGCTCAATAAGGGCATAAGTCAGCAGGCTCAGTCGACGATAAACGCGGTAAACGATAGCGCAGCATCCCTGAACAAGCTGATCATCTCGCCTCCTTACGACCCTCTGAAGCTTGCGCTGATGCTTGAGATCAACACCCGGCTGATGCGAGCTTGCCACCTTCGGGCGCGAAACACCGTCGGTCTTGGGTGGGGCATAGTTCCGACTCCACGGGACGAAGACGAGCCTGAGGTTAATCCAAAGGTCTACAAGGAGCAGAAAAAGAAGCTCAAGAGCGTCTACAGTCGCCCGAACCCGAAGACGTCGATGCTTCCAGAGACTATGGCTAACCCGCTTGACTTCTCCGAAGTGATGTACCGGATGAAGGTCGATGAAGAGGCTACTGGGACAGGGTTCCTTGAAATCACTCGCGCAAATTCAGGACAAATCGACGGTATCTATAACATTCCGTCGCATACGATACGTGTCCTTCGGAACGGCGGATACGTACAGATACGCGGTCGCTGGGGTGACACGACTGTAAGCGGAGACGCCAGGATAAAGTCGATCTACTTCAAGAGGTTCGGTGATCCTCGGGCGATCGATCGTGACACCGGAACAGTCGGAACAAACCTCCCGCCAGAGCGGCGGGCGAACGAGCTGTTGTCATTTGTAATCTACAGCTCTCGATCGTCATTCTACGGAATGCCCCGGTGGATATCAGCGACAGCCGCGATTCAAGGGTCGCGCCTCGCGGCAATTCGTAACATAGCATTCTTCGAGAATGACGCAGTCGGACGAATGGCCATCGTCGTATCTGGCGGGTCGCTGACGTCACAATCAGTTAACGACATCAGGACGTTCGTCAACCGCGAAGGTAAGGGTCCTGAGAAGGCTCACCGAGTCATGGTTCTCCAAGCCGAGCCTCGGAGGGTCGTGACCAGCCGTGGCGTTGGGACGAAGATCGATGTCGTTCCGTTGACCGTTGGAATCGACGAAGATGCATCGTTCCTTTCCTATCGAAAAGCAAACGACGAGGAAGTTCGTGAGGCGTCCGGACTTTCCTCTCCGTTCTTTACGTCCGAGGGCGTCAATAGAAGCTCAGCGTCGATTTTGCGGAAGCTCACGCTAGAGCAAGACTTGATACCCGACATGAATTCGCACCAGCACGTGATAAACAGGACAATATCAGTCGACATTCTTGGAAACAGCCTGTCCGAGCGCGAAAGGTCAAAGCTTGAACTTCAGGCGATGCTGGCATTCAAGGCTCCTGAAAGTGTCGACGAGCTTGAGACCGCTCAGATTCTGGGAATGAACTCTCGTGCCGGAATCATCACGATTAATGAGGCGCGAAGAGAGATCGGGTTGCAGGCGCTTCCTCCAGAATTCGTATATGGACAGTTGCCCCTTCCTCTTGCAGCAGCTCTGCTCGAAGCCGGGCTTCTGTATCAGGGTGCAATAACAGATAGCGGTCCAAAGTCATACAAGGAAACGCTCACAGATCAGCTAAAGGCGGCAGAGGCCGCTGCAAAGCTCGCGCAGAAGATCAATGGGTCAAAGCCTCCTGCACAGACGCAGAAAATGTTGTCGTCAATGGCACCGGGAGTTCAGAAGCAGGTCAAAGACATGACCGGACTTGCTGCCCGGTTGCAGGCGTTCATTCATGAGTCTCTTGGCCGAGATATCATCGACGCGGAAATTCAGCTTCAGAACGGAAAAGGCGAGATCGTCAATCGAATCGCCCTCGGCGATCTGAGCCCAGATGAGGAGGCATCCGATGTCTAAGAGAATTGAAAAGGACATTCGATTCGCGTTTGAAACGAGCGCGATGGAGGTGTTCAAGACGAGCGACGGTACTCCTCACATCCGGGCCATCGCGTCCGACTCGCTCGAAGACAGGCAGGGAGACATCATTACGGAGAAGTGCGTCCAGAGCATGGCTACGCAGGTCCGTAAGAACGAGATCCCTCTTCTTCCCGATCACCGCGCAACGTTCGAGATCGGAAAGTCTTCGAATGGCGACACGAGACGAAACGCCGAGACCAACGGTCTTGAGCTTCTTGTTGAGTTCTGCCTTGACCCCGACTATACCGAGTCAAAGAAGCTGTACGGTGAAGTCGAAACGAATCGGTGCAAGCGGCAGCTCTCGATCGGCGGCTACCTCAACAAGTCTAATCCTCGCGCTGCCTACATGGAGCGACGTGACGGAAAGCTCATGATGATCCTTGACGACATCGTACTCGATCACATCGCGGTTACCCGTGAAGGCAAGGCGGCTAACCCACGGACAAACTTCATTGACTCCGTAGTCAAGTCGATTGACGAGGCCGGATATGAGGTTACCGAGTCCGGGCTTGTTCAGAAGTCTACGGAAGACGAGGGCGACGAGATTCCGACGGCCGTTCCAGCTACGGTATCCAAGCTTGACCAAAAGAACGTAATCTTCTGGAAGAGGGTGTGGAAAGATACGTTCATCCGCCAGATGCACAACTCTGACCAGACAGTTGGACAGGCCGAGCTTTCTGCGGGAGGCGTTGCAACAGCGATGCTGTCGAAGCAGCTTGGCCAGAAGATCGACGTTAGCCCGGTAGAATTGGCCGTTAACAGGGCAGAAAAGGAAACGTTTATCCTCGGAACGACGTCGAAGGTTAACGGACACGTTCACCTGTGGGTAGGGAAAGCGGTTGGAGAAAAGATTATTGACGGTTTAATGTTGACAGTAAAGGGGCACGATCATAATATCTCTGAAAATAGTGAGTGTGGGACTGACAGTGATCATTCCCATGCGCTCATTCGAAAAGAGCAGAAGGTTGCGGAGCCTTCATCGAATGAGCACCCTGCCCCCGTGGGGCTTCTCTACTTCGGAAAGGGTTCGACCGAAAATAGCGTGCAACTGTGGCTTGAGTCGCACGGGATCGAACCAACCAGCATCACTCGCGTTGCGAACTCGACATACGAAGTTGAGTTCAGTCTATCCTCGGTAGCGAGTGAGGAAACGAAGAAGGAGGACACGGAGATGCCTAAGGGGCAGGACAACCCAGTCGAAAAGGCGGCGGTAGTGTTCAAGGACTGGCCGATGTCCGATCAGCGCAGCTGGTCGTGGACTGCTGCGGACGGAAATGCGATCCTCGGAGAGAAGGGCGACAACTGGGAGAAGTACAAGTCAGCCCATACATATTACGACGATGGTCGTGGAGCAACCCCGTCTGTCCGAGGGGCATACTCGCTTCCGCACCACAAGAGCACTGAGGGCGGGCTCGCTACGTATATCGGCGGCGTAATCGCTGCGACTGCCGTTCTTAACGGGGCACGCGGAGGATTCCGTCGCGATACTTCCGAAGCGGGCCGCAAGTCTCTCTACGCTCACCTCAGCAAGCACTACGCACAGGCAGGTCGAACCGCTCCTTCCCTGAAGGAGAAGTGGCTTGACAGGACGAAGGGCGGGTTCACCCACCCGAATCCGAAGACCCTTGTCGAGCGTGACTACGAAGACTTCGTGTTTGCGATGGAATACGCGAAGGAAGAGGTTCCCGAGTTCCTGACGAAGGCGTGGTGGATGTCTTGGGATCAGGAAGCAACCGGACTCGCTGAAGTCCCGGCAGCCGAGAAGGGCATCTGGACCCTTGATGTTGTGAAGTCTGAAACTCCAGCGACGACCGACACGAAGGTCGCTGTTAAGGCCGACGAGAAGGAAAAGTCCGCTGCCCCGGTAGAGGTAAAGGCCGAGGCGCATCCTGAGGTAAAGGCCACTGAGAAGTCAGAGGGGAAGACCGATGTCAAGGCAGAGGTCCCGGCCGACGGTAAGCAAGTTGTCAAAGCGGCCGAAGTTGCTCCGGCAGCGGACGCTAAGAGCGGGAGCGTTGACAGTGTCGCGGCCGTCGCTCCGGCAACAGCGACAGCCAAGAGCAGTGACGGTGGAACTGTGACAAGCCCGGTGTCGGATCTACCAGCTGCGATGCAGAAGGCGATTGCTGACATTGCGGCTGCGGTGTCTTCTATCAGCGCTCGAATCGATATGCTTGAGAAGCCGAAAGCGGAGAAGAGCGCCGATCCAGCGGCCACGGCCACAACGACTGGATCTGCGTCGTCGGTAGTGGTTGTTGTCGACACCAAGCAGGCTGACGCTCAGAAGACTACTGAGGCTGTCGTTGTTAGCGCCCCGGTCGTTACTGCGACAGCTCCAGTCGTTCCTGCAGTAGCTCCTGCTGCTCCTGCGGTTCCCGCAGCGGAAAAGTCAGTAGCGCCGGCTCCAGCTGCTGCGCCCGAGGCCGCGAAGAAGCCAGAGAATATATTCGAAGCATTCCATACACTTCTTGAGGGAATGGGCCTAACGTCAAAGGACTTCCTTGATGCAATGGCTCAAAAGAGCCTCGACATGACTAAGAAGAGCATGGAAGGCGTTGAGTCGAACATTGTAGGGACGGTACAAAAGGCCGTCGAAACGTCAGTTGGATCGCTCCGCGATGGGGTGAAGGCAGATGTCGAAAAGTCGGTAAAGGCGACAATCGACGCGAAGCTGACCGAGGTTGCCAAGACGCTTGATGAGACGGTTGAGAAGCTGAACACCAGGCTTGAGAACGTCGAGAAGGTTGGCGGTGTCCGTCAAGGCACCGACGGTCAGGAGATCTCTCCGACTCGGCAGGGATCTGGTACTTTCGCGGGAGTGTTCTCTCGGGCACTACGACATCGTTAACCTGAGAGACTAGGACAAGGAGACTTTCACGTGGCTCCGACAAATGAGCAGCTTATCGAGAAGGCGTTTGACAGCGCAAAGTTCCTCACGGGCGGCGAGCTGAATCCGACTCAGCAGGATCAGTTCATCGCGTACGTCAAGAAGTTCTCTCGACTTCTTGGCATGGTCCGGTTCGTTCCGATGCCGAGCCCGAAGTATGACATCGACAAGATGCACATTTCGGAGCCGGTGACTGAGGCAGTTGCCGAGAATACGGATACCACCAACACTGCCAGTGGCGCGTTCAATCAGGTTCAGCTTTCGGCCGAGAAGGTGCGCTCTGCGTGGCACATCACGACCGAAGCGCTCCAAGGCAACATCGAGCGCGCCGGGTTCGAGGATCACCTCATGGAGACGATGACTGAGCGCATCGCCACCGACCTTGAACTTCTCTCCATTCAGGGAGACGTCACGACGTACACTGGTGCCACCGACCCGACGGGCCGTCTGCTCGTCCGGCTCGATGGTTGGGACGTTCAGACGGCTGCCGCACACATCGTCGACGCCGACGGTGACGAGGTGTCGAAGAACCTCTTCGCTGCCATGCTTCGCGCGATGCCGAAGCAGTTCAAGCAGGACCCGGGAGTTCGCTGGCTGGTCTCCGACACGCTTGCGAACGACTGGATGAACCTCCTGTCCGAGCGTGGCACGCCGGTAGGCGACGCCGCTCTGCAGGGCACGGGGCTCAACCCGTTCGGTAAGCCGATGATCATGATCCCGCTGATCCCGGACACCAAGGCGATCTCCATCCTCGCCGCAACCAACGCACAGGCTCCGGCGAACCGCTTCGGGCCGTTCAACATCGTCACGGGCTCGAACAACGTGCTGATGATCGACATCAACAACGCTGGTACGCGGACGGTGACGCTAACTCAGGGCGTCCACGAGACGGTCGAGATCGCTCGTCAGATCAACGCTGTGTTCGTCACAAACAGCGACGCTGCAGTCGCTCGCGACAACGGCGAAGGCAGCCTGATCATCGAGACGACCACCACGGGCTCGACCTCCGAGGTTGACATCAAGAACCTCGCCGGTGGTTCGACCTGTCTGACGACCTTTGGCTATGCCAACGGCGTCGTCGTAACCGGATCGAACGCTGGTTCGGCCGGAACGGTCTACGAGGGTTCGTTCGTCCTTCTGACCAACCCGATGAACCTGATCTTCGGCATGCTGTCCGGAACCCGGGTCTTCTCCGAGTTCAACAAGGACTACGACCGGATTGAGACGATCGTCTACAATCAGGTCGACGCGAAGGTCGAGAACATCGACGCGGTCGTCAAGGGAACCAACGTTCGTCGGCAGGCTCTCTAAGCGGTGTACTCGTGGGGGTGCAGGTTGTCTGCACCCCCACAGTCGCCCCTTCTTGAGAGGGAGTCTCTGTGAGGGTACCCAACAGGACAGGCGAGGGCTTCGCAGGGATAGACCATTTTGGGTCAAATTCAGCGAATCTTTCAGACATGCTGAATAAGATCGCGCTAAATCTTGCCGACCTCAAGGCAGCCTCTCAGCTCACCGATTTCGCGTCGTTTAAGGCTGCGGCGGCAGATATCGACGTACTGGAGAAGTCGACAGATTCACGTGTCTAGTTAGGCTCCTTGAGGAGGAAAGTCATGACTCTGAATAAGTACGAAGGCGGTCGAGCTGTATCGACAGAGGGTTCTCGCGAACTCTCTGCTGCGATCAGCGGTTCGACGGCTGAGCTGTTCGTTGACGCAGGATCGACTGCTACGAGCCCAGACGGGACGAAGGGTGCGCCTTTCGCCTCAGTGGCAGCAGCGATGGACGCCGTTACGTCCACGAAGAAGACGATCATCCTTGCCCCGGGAACGTACGAGGAATCGGTCGAGGTCGTATGGCCGAAGATTACCGGCGTCGCTCTTGTCGGAGTTGGCGACGTGGTAGTTCGCGGTGCCTTGGGAGCAGCAAACGCCGTTCGGGTCGCCCCCGGAGCCGTGTCGGCAACGTTCGAGGCGACGATCGAGAATATCGAGATTTCGCACCGGACCGGACAGATTGGTCTCAAGCTTGACAACACGTCGATGACGAAGAAGTTGATTGTGTATCTCAACGACTTTGGGACGAGCCAGGAAGGTACCGGAAACTCGATCGACACGACCCATGGCGACGCGTCCAACGCGATCCGCATCTACGCCGCCGGTCAGATGAACGAGATCGAGGGGCTTGTCAACCTGTCGATCAAGAACGATGGAGACATCGTTCGCTTCGCCAACACGAAGCTGACGGGCGGGATCACGACGAGCGCTGACGCGATCGTATCCGAGATCACGATCCAGTGCTGCGAGCTGAAGCACGAGGGCGTCGCCGGTGGAAACGCTGCTCAGGTGTTCAACTCGATCCGAAGCTGGACGCTGACAGGCGCGACGTACGCTGCCGTAGACTCTGCAGATCTGGCTGGATCGCATACTGAGGTCATCGTCTAAGGTGACCCAGATAGTCTAGTGAACCTGTTTGGAGGTGCTCTGTGGCATTCTTTCGTCTGGCGAAGGCGTCGACGTACGAGTGGCGAAGCAAGAAGAGTGGGAAACTGTATGTATTTTCCGGCGACAGTGTCGCTAAGGTCGAGCATCCCGACGACCTGACTCGCTTCAGGATGCTGAAGCCTCAGTTTGTCGAGACCGACGAAACCGGAAAAATGATACTGACCCAGACCTCTCCTTCGGACATTCCGATGGCATTTACTCGTCATGGAATGGTCGCTCCGAAGTCGTATTCGCGGCTTGAAAAGGCTGCCAATAAGGCTGCAGCGCAGGCTTCGCCGCCACCTCCGGTAAATCCGCCAGCCGAGCCACGGGTATCCCGAACAGTGACAAGCTCGAAGGCGGTTGAAACTACGGAGGCACCGTCCCCCGTAGTTTCAACCCCTCCGGCGGCTAAGACCGTCGAGGAGCCTGCTCCTGCATCTGCCCACGTCGAGGAGAAAGCCGCAGCGGCTGCTCCATCTCCAAGCGCCATAGATACTGGCGCGGCTGCGCAATCCGGTCCCGCCCCTGCGGACGGTGTTCCTCAGGTGCGCACGCGACGTCGGAGAAGCCGGGGCGTTGCAGCTCAATAGCAGGCACCCCGACCGCCTCACTTGTTGTGCAGGTGAAGGTAGGAGCGGGTGATGCCATACTATGAGTATTGTACCGTAGCTGACCTCAGAGCCGAAGGCATAACGCCGGAAGAGGCTACTGACGATCTTCTGTTGATGCGGATCAAAATCGTATCGGCAAAGATCAACGCATTTACCAGTCAGTTCTTCGCTCCGACAACCGACGACCAGTACGTCGACGGCCAGAACAGCCGCATGGTCTGGCTGCCGAATTTCGTACCAATTCAAAAGCTGTCTAACATCAGCATCCTATCTACGAAGACTGCTCGTGGTACTGCTCCGATCGTTCTTCCAGATCGTAGGTATTGGACGATCTCGATAGGCGACGTTGAGTTGTCTCGAAACAATCGAATAGTCGAATGGGTATTCGACATCTCGCACAGTTTCGTGACACCGAACTGGATCGACCAGATGGAGGCTGAGGAAGTCTGGTTCCCTGAGGGGCGAAAGAACGTAAAGCTCGAAGGCGTGTTCGGATGGCTTGAAGACTCGAAGGACGTTACGTCAACCGTCGTCGGTAACTTCGCAATCGGCGTCGGAAAGATCACCGTCAACGACGCATCTGAATGGACAGTAGGCGACTACATCATATTCCCTGACGGGTCTATGCAGATCGTAACCGGAGTAGCAAAGGCTACGAACGAGCTTCTGCTACAGGGCGACCCATATAAGCTCCGTGTTGCGCTCAGCAACGGGGATACAGTCGTGACATATGGAAGGGCACCATTGCTTGTTCGATGGTGTGCGATTAAACTTGCAAATAACGCTTCTCCGAAGCTTAATGATAGTGAGTCGGAAGGCTGGGACGACGTGGTCGCTCGTGCGATCGTGTCGGAGAAGACAGATAACTACTCGTACCGGCTCGATCCGTCGCTGTTGCGAGAGAGCATTGAGGCCGGAAGCGGAAGCACTGGAGATTCGGAGGTAGATTCGATTCTCCAGCAGATGATAGACGACGTGCCGACGTACATCGGCTTCGTCTAATAGGAGGTTCCGATGGTTTGTGGTGCTCTTCACGTGTATGGAACGGCTTCGACAGTCGCCGGGACCGAGCTTGCTGTTGCTGTGCCCGCAAGAAAGCGGCCCGCTGAAATTCGAACGGCAGCTCTCAAGCGTGCCGGGACGGATGCTCTAACTATCTCGCTCGTCGTTACGTATAACGGGTGGGGGCCGTACACTATCGTACTTGCAACCGGCATTGTTACGACTGAGTGGAACGACGAGCTTAACTTTGCCCTCCCGATCGGGTCGACTGTGTCGCTGACTACGTCCGGAATCGGCGTCGCAGATACTATACAGGGAGTAGTCGTAGTCGAAGAGATGCGCCAGTAGGCAACTGCGAATTAGTTAGCGGCAACGTGATCTGACGAAGTTGACTGTGAACCTGCGGACGTTTAGTGAACCTGATTGAGACCCTGCCGTGGACCGCCGCATGCGATCCACACTGCCGCTGATAGACAGGGTTGTAGATGCTCATTGAGCCTCGCCTTCCCGGGTCAACGGGGTCAACCGGACCGACAGGACCGGCTGTAGGACCGTCAGGAGACACCGGAGTTACTGGGCCGACAGGTCCGTATCCGGGCGGAACTGGCCCTACTGGCGACACCGGACAACTCGGGCCTACCGGCATTGTCGGAGACACCGGCGTAACTGGTGATACCGGCAATACGGGAAATACTGGTCCTACCGGAAACACCGGACCTCTCGGGCTTACTGGACAGACTGGAATCGGCGACTCTGGAGTTACCGGGAATACAGGTAACACCGGAGACACCGGTCCTATTGGTCCGACGGGAGATACAGGAGACACGGGTCCTACCGGAGATACTGGGCCAACCGGCGACATTGGCCTGACAGGCCTTACTGGAGATTCCGGTGAGACAGGAGAGACAGGAGACACCGGAGATACCGGAGATACTGGCCCTGTAGGACCGACCGGGAATACTGGAGACACTGGCAATACCGGAAATACTGGAAAAACAGGGCGTACCGGGAACACCGGAGACACCGGACAAATCGGAGACACCGGCATAACCGGGGTGACCGGCGATACAGGACCTATCGGAATAACCGGAGATACCGGAGACATTGGAGACACCGGTAATACCGGAGACACAGGCAAGACTGGAAAGACTGGGCTAACTGGGGATACCGGAAAGACTGGGGTAGGCGATACTGGGTTTACCGGAGTCACCGGAGATACCGGAGACACCGGGCCTCGTGGGCTTACGGGATTCACGGGAGACGTCGGAGATACCGGCCTCACGGGGATCACGGGCGACACTGGCTCTATCGGTCTTACCGGACAGACGGGCATTCGTGGCGAGACAGGTGACTCAGGAGTTACCGGCCTTACTGGAGATACCGGAGAGACTGGCGACACGGGTCCTACCGGACTTCGTGGCGAGACTGGAAATACCGGAAACACCGGTGATACGGGCATTACCGGAGATACCGGAAGCACCGGCGACACCGGACCGACGGGTGTTGGTGACACCGGTCTTACCGGAATAACCGGAGACACCGGAAAAACCGGGCGTACTGGACAGACTGGAGATACCGGACCGGCGAGCACGGAGACAGGACCGACCGGACCAACCGGAGCAATCGGAATCACCGGAGATACCGGAGATAGCGGAAATACCGGAAATACAGGAGATAGCGGTGATACAGGAGTTACTGGGCGAACTGGAAAGACTGGTGACACCGGCCCGACCGGTAAGGGAGACACAGGGCTAACTGGAGACACCGGAGGAACTGGAAAGACTGGCGACACGGGTCCTACTGGCGACGTCGGGCCAACTGGAATTACGGGTAATACTGGAGATAGTGGCCCGACAGGAAAGACTGGAGACACTGGACCTACTGGTGTCGGCGACACGGGCTTGACTGGTCACACCGGACGAACGGGCGATACGGGTGTTGGCGACACGGGAGTTACCGGAGAAACTGGTTCTGTCGGTGGATACGGTGGATTCTCTTCTCGATGGCAGTACACGACGTCTGTTGGGACGCCCGCATCCGGAAAGCTCAAGATATCGCTAGCTACACCAGTCTGGACTTTCCAGATCAACGATATCAACTACGACAGTATAGGGATGGACTCATTCCTTAACTCGTTCGTAGTTGGTGGACTCATCAGGGTTTTCAAGGAAATAGACCACCATAACATATTCATACTTGCAAAGATTCTTACCAACACCGACTTTGGAACGTACCGGACGATCACAGCTACGAACGTCGTGTCGGCCGGATCATGGGTTAACAACGATATTGTAGTCGTCTCGTATACCGACCCCGGAGCGATCGGACTAACGGGGGACACCGGAGACATTGGTGTTACCGGACTGATTGGTGATACCGGAATAACCGGAGTTACAGGATCAACAGGAACAACTGGTCCAAGGTCGACTGGCCCGACCGGGGATACGGGCGATACCGGAGACACGGGAGATACCGGAGATACTGGAGACACGGGAAGTATCGGCATCACGGGTCCAACCGGCGACACGGGTATTATAGGACCGACCGGAATTACAGGAGATACTGGACAAAGCGGATCGACTGGTCCTACTGGGAGCACGGGAGTAATAGGACCGACTGGTCTGAGTGGCGATCAAGGAATAACCGGGGATACTGGGCCGACAGGTCTTCGTGGGATCACTGGTCTCACGGGTGTTGATGGAGCCACCGGAGATACAGGAGATACTGGCGACACAGGAGCGACTGGTCCAACCGGAGACGGATTGACCGGAAAGACCGGGCCGAGCGGAGTAACGGGACCTACAGGAGTCGGCGCAACAGGCCCGACCGGCGTTGGTGTAACTGGTCGCACTGGCCAGACGGGTGATGTAGGACCGACGGGATCGAAGGGCGCTACCGGAGACACTGGGTTTGAGGGAGAAACCGGTGTCACAGGATATACCGGACCGACCGGGCCAGGTCCAGCAGGGCCAACAGGAAGCGTAGGTCCAACCGGGAGTACCGGAAACACTGGTCCTTCTGGTGTCTCTGGTTTGACTGGAAACACCGGAAATACCGGGCAAACGGGCGACACCGGTCCTGCCGGAGAAAGCGGCCCGACGGGGATCAACGGGGAAACTGGGCAGACGGGTGATAGTGGATCTACGGGATCAACTGGCCCGACCGGCAACGGGATCACTGGAATAACTGGTCAGTCCGGGCTTACCGGAATGACCGGAAACACAGGACTCGGAATTACCGGGCCAACTGGCATTGGGATCACCGGAGACACGGGAGTAACAGGTCCTCAGGGGATTACGGGAGACACCGGAGACACAGGATTCGAGGGCGAGACTGGAATCACCGGATTTACGGGGCCTACCGGCCCAGGACCAGTAGGGCCGATGGGGCTTACTGGACCGACGGGGGATACCGGGCTAAGCGGGCTCACTGGCGATACCGGAATGACAGGAGGCTTCGGAGGATTCTCCGACCACTGGCAGTATACCGATGCTGGTGGAAGTCCGTCGTCTGGAAAGATCAAGCTTGACCTTGAAAGCGGTACGTGGACTGTTGACGTTAGCGACGTTGACCTCGACAGCAATAACGTTGACGCGCTTCTTGACTTCTATCAAGTCGGCGGATTGATCCGAATTTTCGACGAGGCCGACTCGACGTCGTTCATGCTCGCGCAGATAACGAATATCGTCGATAACGGAACATACCACACAATCACTGCTACGAACGTCATCGACGCTTCGACTTTTACCAACAATGACTCGCTCGTAATGTCGTATACCGACCCAGGAATCACCGGTGCTCAGGGATCGACGGGCGGCGCTGGTCCTACAGGATTGACGGGGCAGACGGGCACTCCAGGTATTACGGGAACGGGGATTGGAGTTCCCGGTCCGACTGGATCTACTGGTCCGGTCGGGGAAACAGGGCTCACCGGACTCGATGGAGTAACTGGCAATACCGGAGATACCGGGGCCGGAGACACTGGCATCACCGGAGTAACCGGAGACTCTGGAGTAACGGGTAATACTGGAAGTACCGGAGTCGGGATTACTGGCCCGACAGGGGTTGGAGTAACCGGCAAGACAGGTGGAACTGGCCCGCAAGGGCTGACAGGAGAAACGGGAGAGACTGGCTACGAGGGCGATACTGGCTTCACTGGAATCACTGGACCAACCGGACCTGGACCTGCTGGGCCAACTGGAAATACCGGCAATACTGGCCCGACGGGAAAGACTGGCGACACCGGAGATGCTGGAGTAACTGGGCTGTCAGGTTCTACTGGCGACAAGGGGTCGACTGGTTTTACGGGTCAGACTGGGGATTCTGGAGTAACAGGAAACACCGGAGACGCGGGGTCTACCGGAAAGACTGGCCTTACTGGTATCGACGGTACTACTGGAGATACTGGTCCTACCGGAGACTTCGGAGTAACTGGAAATACTGGAGACCTTGGGCTCACTGGAGATACTGGTCTTGTAGGAGAGACCGGAGTAACCGGTAAGACTGGACCGACGGGTAGTGACGGACTTACAGGACTTACCGGGGCATCTGGAATCACCGGTCGAACAGGAAATACGGGAGATACCGGAATCGGGCTGACGGGTCCGACTGGAATTGGAGTAACCGGTCAAACTGGGATCACGGGAGATCGTGGAGAGACCGGACAGACTGGCGATACCGGATTTGAGGGAGATACCGGGATCACTGGTTTCACTGGACCAACTGGACCGGGTCCGGCTGGACCGACTGGCGTAACCGGGGATACCGGTGACGAC